TGGCAATCTTTTCTTCCCACTCCTTTTCCTTCTGCTGGAAATGACGACGAAGGTCACCGTAGCGCTTTTTGAAGGACTTTTCCTCAGCAGTTTGAGGCTCAGACTCCTTGCTTTCAGTCTCTACCTCTACCTCTTCCTGCTCAGGCTCTGGAGCTTTGCCTTGCATAAGCTCTTCCAGTTCCTTTTCCTCAGCTTCAATACGCTGTTGGTTACGCGAGCGATGGGAACGATCCATCATACCGGCAACCTTAACTTGTTCAACTTCAGCAACTTCAGGCATTACATTTCCTTTCTATGGGGTCCACTATGGGAGTAGCCTTATTGTTATATTGTAACAATTAACGTTCTACAGTACGGATTTTGCGACGGGATTTGGTGGGTCGCATAGCCTTGCGAGCAACAAGGCCACCCTTGGCAAATCCAACAGAAAGACCACGTTCACGGTTCTCAAGAGCGTCGCGAATGTTTTCAGCTTCATCCCTGATGGCGTCTGTTTCGGCTCGACTTGCGCCACGATTTTGGGCATCACGAACAACTTCGTTAACGTTGTTATCAAAGTCGTTAAGGGCACCGGAAGCCTGTCGAGAAGAAGTTTCTCTTGCCCGCTCTTCAGCGCGACGATCCTCTGCTCCACTGCTGTTGTCCACACTGCGGGTGTTGAAATTGTCTGCCAGACCCTCAATTCGATTGCTGCTAACAATTTCCTCGGGCATTCTTGTGTAAGCAGGGGCCTCGGCCCGATCCGGGGGCAAAAGACTATTAACACGCGCCCTGCCGTTTTGAGTATCCATCTTGCTACCACGAAGTACTGCTGCATCGCTGAATCCAGCAGGAGTTTCTAGGCCCATAAAGCCCCAAGGGTTTTCGTTAAGACCGGTTGTGCCACCGGTTTGTCCAACGGGGTTCAGATCCATATTTCTACCAACACCGCGACGTTGGCCACCCAAGTCATAAAGATCAGAGGGTGAACTGTTGGGGTCTTTAGTATTCCACTGACCACCAGTGCCAAGAGGACCGGCCGAAATCGGAGTACCATTCTGGTCAACAGCGGTTTCAACCTCAGTAGCTCCAGTGGTCCCAGTAGCCCCAGTTTCGGGAGTGCCTCCACCTTGCCCGAGATAGGTTCCCTCAAGAACTTGTTGCTCAGTGTAACCTTGGAAGGCTTCGGCATGCTTCTTGAGGATACCCTCACCGGTCACGCCACCAAACTTTTCAGCCCACTTGACCGCTTGAGGAACTTCTTCTGCAAAATCCGCAGCCATACTTTCGAGGGCTGTAGCAGCTTCGGTGTAGCCAAGCTCTTTTGCAGCAGTAGCTCGGGCACGAAGATCAGCAAGGTATTCACCTTGGCGAACCGCGTTGATTGCACCAACGGCAGCACCTGCGATACCCATGCCAGCAAGACCCTTCATGGCCATGCTATTGGGAGCCTCGCCAACAGCGGAGAGTTGCTCAGCGCTCATGCCGAAGTAGTTGTCTTCAGGAGCAATACCTTTGTCTTGATCGTTCCAACCGTTAGACTCACGGTTATCGCGGCCATCCTCATCAACTTCCGGGGCAGCAACATCTTCGCCACTACCGACGACAGCCTGTTCGAATTGCTTACGCCCCTCCGGGGTGTCGGGGACGTAACCATCGGGAATATCGGCAATCGGGGTGCCGTTGATGAACATGACGGAGATACGTTCGCCAGCTTTGTTGATATAGGTGCGAGTCTCTACACCACCGGAACCCATGCCACCAGCGCCACCAACGGCATTGGTGCCATAGAACCCACGGCCAAGACTGCGAACCGCATCAAAACCAGAGACCCCACCGGTATTGAGGACTTGGTTGGCTGCCTCGCCATAGTTTTGGTTACCCAAAATCTGGTTAGCTGCAGAGGTGTAGCCACCATCGGCCATCTTTACGGGAGCCTCTTGACGCTTACGAAGTTCTTCAGCAGCACTAAGGCCATCCTGAGCCATTGCCGGGTATTGAACCGGTTGGGAGCCATCTTGGGGAAGAAAGTTGTAACCACCACCAGCCATTTGGCGAGGAACAGGTTGAGGAACAGCCTGTTGCTGAGCCTGATGAGGCTCAACGCGAGGGTCTTCCTTACCGTTGATACGGCCATTTTGAGCCATTTCAACCATACCTTCTTTGGCCTGCTTGACCATTTTCTCGATATGTGCTACCCCAAAATAGCGAACCACATCAGCAGGGAGCACATACTCACCGTCGCTCAGTTTCGCGTCTACATCATCACGAACTTCTTTCGGCATAGCGCCGGGGGGCACTTCATTCCCACTGACGGGGTCACGTTCAATCATGTTGCTCATTTCCTCTTCAAGATTGCGCATTTACAAGCTCCCTTAGTTGCTTAAGTCTCCGCAAAACGCGGACAGCACCTTGGTAGCGGTAAATGTTCTCAATGTCGGTGCTTGTTTCAAGACCCCTACGTTCTTTCTCAATCCAAAGATCAAGCTCTTCCATAAGAGCGTTGTAGTGGTTAGGCGTATTAACTAACGATTTGATGCTCATTCCATACCTCCGGTATTACCGCTGAAGCCTTGGACTCCCGGCGGAGGAACGCTGCCAGTGCCAATGTTGCCACCGCCAGAGCCTTGCGTATCGGTTGCCTGAACACCGGCAGGGGGTTTAGCTTGCTGGGGCTGACCCGGTTGTTTAGGAGGCCCACCCTGAGGACCAATAGGAGTCCCCGGAGGAACAGTCCCCGGAGCAAGTTCAGGCGGAGGAGCTTGGAACTTCTTAAGAAGTTCAGCTTGAATAGCTGCCTCACCCATAGAGTTAGCAACCTTGTCAGGATCAAGGTCCATACTCTTGGCAATCTCACGAATGATATAATCCATCTTGGCAAAGGGAGCCAGAACAGGGTTCTGAACAATGCCAAGGAACTGCATCAGACGTTGGCTACGAACTTCGTTAGCCATGAGAGATTCAGTCCCCTCGGCCTTGACCTCAAAATCGCCTTGGAGTTCCGGATCGAAGTCAAACTGCATGTTGAAGTAATACAGTGATTTGCCGAGGGGACCTAGCAGATAATCGTCAAAGTTCTTGATAACCGAGCGGATAGCTCCATGAGCAGCTTGCATCAACATGGAGATGCCAGAGGCGGTTCTGCCCACGCCGGTCACGCCGGTCTGGCCATGTGCAAACGAGGGGAAACCGGTAGACTCGTCTGCAAGTTGGCGAGCTTTGTCGAACATCTGCATATTCTCGTTAGCAACGTTGGGGAACTTGGTACCAAAAATCGCTTGACCCGGAGCACCACCAGAGCGGCGGAATACCTTACCGGGATACACGGTCAAATCTTGGCCGGGAGCCAAGTTGTCTTCGTCAACTTCAATAAGCAGGTTTCCAGACAGGGCAGCGTTGTCAATCGACATACGCATGAAGCCGTTCATGATTGTCTGAGTGTCTTCCATGTTTTCAGCAACCCCAATACCAAAGAAGCTATAGGGATTGAGTTCATAGGGAACGCAGTAGTAGGGAAGGTAAGCAGGCTTGAACGGGTTCAGGACAAAGCGGAGAACTTGATCATTACAAGTCCAGATGTTGACAGAGACTTGTTCTTGCCCCTTCAGTTCTTTGGGAACATCGACACCCTCACGTTCCAGAAGCTCCGTATCAACAAAGCCCCAGAATTCCAGAACTTCATAGCGCTCTAGAGGCCCCTGCTGCCGATTGTCCTCCATCTCATGTTCCCACCACTCGGGAGTATAGTTTTCACCATACTTGATGGCCATATCAACTTTGTTGGGGCGAAAGTGGGGACGACGCTTGAGACCACGAAGCTGAGAACGAGGCATCTTGTGCCGTTCAATGATATACTCTGCATCCGACATGTTGGTAGCATCCGGGTCCGGATACAGATTCCAGATGGAAACATGCGAGATGTTAGGAGAAGCTTTGGTTATCGGAGAATATTCACCGTCATCAGTCCAGACAGGATACTCCTTGTCTACAACAAAAGGTCCCTTCATTGCACCAGTGCCAAGAAGAGCACACTCAAAGGCGGTGGACCGAAGATGCTTCTTGCCATCAGATTCATCGATCTGGTCGTGAATCTTCTTTTCCATCTTCTTGGCCGTGACCATGGCGGGGTAGAAAGGAATCTGAGTAGGTCCAGTTCCGTCGCCCTCCTTGACGGAATCCATGACAGGTTCAAGCTTTTTAGTCAGCGCTCCGAGGCGACTTTTAAGCTCTGCCATAGTCTCCCCCGGCAGAAGCCCCGGAGGCCCCTCAGCGGCGCTCTCAGCGCCTCCCAGAGGCATTCCAGCACCGGGCTGTCCCCCACCCGTTTTGGAATTGGTTTCGATGTAGACCGATTCCTTGATACCCTCCGGAAGGATGGTAGGATTGATCGACAACGGGAAGCGGTTGTTACCGAAGAGGACCTCAGTAATCTGGCCGTAGGCAGCGTTGACCTTGGTCTTGGTGATCTTTACAAAAACCCTAGACTTTTCGGTAGACGTGAATTGCATCGACTGGTCGTAGATGCCACGGTAGTTCCGATAAGCCCGCATCCAACGCTGCTCATCAGATTGACGGATTTCAGCAGCCTTCTTGAAGCGATCACGGACGTAAGAGGCAATATTGCCAACTCCGGGGTCCATCACTTCGTCTTCGTTGGTATCCTTGATAGACGAAAGGATGTCATCGTCCATGTTCAGTTCTTCTTCCATCTATCTCTCCTTAGTACCCGAAGGTCTCATCTGCCATCTGGAAGCCCCTATCCTGCTTGGCAGGGTCAAAATCAAAGATGCTGGACCTTGGGCGAGTCATGACACCATAACGAAGGGCGTCATAAAGGTGGTCTTCAGCGTTAGTGTCCACATCCTCCGGGTTATTCCTGTCGAGGGGGATTGCCGGAAGCTGATTGATCAGGTTGTTGCAGTTGCTGAAAATAACCATCCGGGGTTCTTTGGTGAACTCATCAAGCTGCAACCTGCGGTGAATTTCGTTCTTACCTGACACTCGGGAGCCTTTGGACCTGTCTGAAGGTCTCCAGCGGCAACCTTTTTGAATCATCTGCTGAGCAAGAGAAGGACCACGATCACCACGTTGATGCCAAAGACTGCTATCCAATACGCCATACCTGATCTTTTCACCATCTTCAATGTCAAGAATCATATCTGCCAAATCGGAAGCAGTCACTTTTGAAACGTAAAGTTCCCGGTAGACTACCAGTTGTTCCGAGGGTGTGACTGCGAACCACAGGACGCCCGTGTGGGAACCGTAGCCATAGTCACAAGCCCGAAACTTTGTCCAAGAATCTGGGATATCATACGGGTCAATGACATGTATTTTGCGATTGAACTCCGGAAAAGCTGCTCCTTCATTGACATCCCAATCGCCAGAAAGAAGTTGCCTTCTTTGGTGTTCTGGAAGCGACAAAAGGTTAGCTTCATAAAGTCCATCCTCCGAAAGGTAGGGGTTATCAAATAGTGTTGCCGGGATAAACCGACGCTTGAACAGAGGTTGTCCTGCTTTACTATGACCAGAAGGCCATTTCAGGACTTCTCCAGTTTCGTGATCCGTAGCCCAGAAAGACATTCCGGGGGTGCTCGGATCAACAAACATCTTCTTTACCCACTGATGCCCCGGTCCACCGGGGTTGCTTGTGGCCCTCTGGTACAGCTTGAGTCCGGAAGCTGCTGTAGTACGAAGACGAGACCGGAGGTAGTTCCAAGCATAGGGCGTTGGCCACTGGGTAAGTTCGTCAAATCCAATCCAAGTAAAAGCCTGACCCTGATACCGCAGAACGTCATCGTCCCTGTCTAGGTAGGACATCCAGAGCGTAGCCCCGGAAGGTGCAATCCAAGTCTTGTCTCTTTCTGAGAACTTGATACCGGGAATTGCACGAGGGTAAAGCAACTTGGAAGTTGCAATCAGTTCACGAAGTTCCTCAGTCGATCTACGAACCAGAAGCTGCTTAGCATGAGGGTTATTAAAATTGCGGACAGGGTCGGCCAGCATTGCGTAACTCTTGCCGCCACCAGCAGCCCCTCCGTAGAGAACTTCCTGCTCAGAGGCAGAAAGAAACTCTGTTTGAGGACCCGGATTGGGTTGAAAGATGACCTCTTGTGCAGCATTAACATTTACGGGTGCCGGGTTTATAGTCGCGGGCGTCAATACCGAAGTCTGGGAACTCCCTTGCCCTTGAGGGTTCTTTTGTCGCGCCGAGGGTTTCTTCTTCGATCTTGCGGAGTTTTTCGAGCGTCTTTTGTAGACCGAGGGCTGCTGCGTAATATCCATTGGCTTGGCTTT